AACATCAATCTGCTCATTGAATGAATCAATAATAATCTTGCGGATAGCCTGACGGGTTAAATCATCAATGCTAGTTACCAACTGCCCTGCTCTGCGCTGTGCAAAAGCAAGAGAATTAGGGTTGGTTTTATTAAAAGACATACTGAAAGCGATTGGTTCTGGATTAACTCTTGCCCAATTGGGAATGTTTGTGAAATCCATATTCGCCATGGCTTCAGGATTTGCAATGCGAACTTGTGTAGGAGTAAATGCTGGCAGAGCCAAAGCGGGAGCAATATCTTTTAGCCCCTTAATTGCATCTTTCCCACCAAGGTCAATGATATTGAGCAACTGCGCTTCAATCTTAGGAGCATCCCCATTAACAGAGATTGCTCGGAGCAAGCGGTCTAAAGTATCGGCATCTAAGCGACCAAGAATCTTTGCCAACTCATCCACTTTGATTTTATCGGTGGCATTACGAATTGCATTAACAAGAACCCGAGCCATTGCCGCTTCTTCAGCGGTAAGAGGATTTCTGGAGCCTTCTGAGCCAGAGCCAAACTTGATTGCCATGCTCTACTCCAAATCGCCGTCTAGCGGTTCCTGTCCTTCTGGAATATCCAGTTCTTCTTCCAAAGATGGCGGTGCATCAAAGTTTTCTGGTGCTGTTCTCTCTGGCATAGCAGGAGCGCCATAGGCTTCATTTCCATCATGCTCAGCAGGTGGTAAGCCAGCCAAGTCACGGAGATAGTCTTCCAACTTAGGGTCTGGCATAAGAACGCCAGCGGTTGCTAACTTGGTTACGAAGTCTGAAATCTCAGTCAAATCAACATGGCTTACTTCTCCGTATGCAAGGTATGGGCATCGTGTTCCATCCATGCCATTAAGTTTTAGTAGGCGCGGAATTGCATATTGGTTAAATACTTCAGCAATATTTTTAGCAATTGAATCAACTGCCATTGACCATAAATCCATCTTTGATGAGCCTAGGGCGTATGAACCTACACGGTCAGAGCCAAGAAGAATAAAGTCTGAAAGGATTGACATAGACATACGCTGGTCATAGCGCTGAACAATCTTGTCTGTATCAAACTGACGAGAACCGCCTGAAGATAGGAGAACTAAATCGAACTGCTTATGTCCTGCATCATCATAAAGCGTTGGGAATACAACACCCTCTTGCTCGTTGCGTTTGATAGATGTAACAATGTTTTGAACTGTTGCAAGGACATTTGCTTGCTCGGCTGTAGCCGCGCTTGATAGATACTCAGGTGGTACATAGGCAACTGGCAAACCTGCAAGGTCGCGTTCAATACCGACTGCTTCAATTTCTTCGATACGGCGCTTGAAGAACCAAGGGCGATATGCGTTACGAAGGATTGAGCGACCTTCTGGGTTGTTTTTAGCCGTAGTTGTACGGAATAACAAAGCCTTTTCGATAGGGATGATGTGCGTTCCGCCCGATGATGGGTCGGTCTGCTCCATTGCTTGAATTCCACCGTTCTCGTCAATCTGCCAGCGGAATAAAGTTTCTTGAGAACGGATAGGCAACTTACGCCATCCAATTTTATTATCTGTGTGCTTAGAACGCTTAGATGGGTCTTTTGCTTCTGGACCTGTACGGACTTTGTAAACAATTTCGTTATAGGAATATCCGTAAACGAGCATTGAAAGAATTTGAGAAAGTGTTTGGTCCCATGAATCTGACATATCGTGAATACAAGAATCTATAAACGCTGCTACTTCTTCATCTTCAGGCTTTATCTCGCCATCTTCTGAATTATCTGAGTATGGGTCTACGCGCCACTCAAGGCGTGTAATAACTTTCTCAATTGCATAAAGCATTGAACCGATTGTTGGGTCATTGTCAGCCATCTCACGATAAACGCGAGCGCCACGAAGTCCTCGGAGATTAACAAGGAATTCCTCATAGACTGTTCCACCTGAACGGCGCAGACCTGTAGAGCCGAGTTCCTGTAAATCTGGCTTTTGTGCCATTGTTTCCCTCTACTCTTTAGATGCTAGTCCGACAAGAATTTTGATTGCCTGTTCTTCGTTAAACCCTGCGCCCTGCAACTCCAAGAATAATTCATGTGTCTGCACAGCGAAAGCACCGAGAACGGACATGACACCATGGCGATTTAAGCCAGAGTAGTCATCTTCCACCCAATGATTTTAGCATTAAGTGAATTTTGTACTTATTCTCCGTCTAGGACAAATTCTTTGCAGTTCAAACGCAGGTTAGTGATTTCTTTTGCAAAGATACGAGCCATGTCTTTTGTACCCGCTTGAGCATACATACGGTGTTCTGTCTGTTCGCCAAGTGAATCAAATGAGCGGAACGAAATCTTGAAAGGCAACTCATTGATGCTCTGGGTCAATTCGATTTCCACATATTCGCGTGGGTCAATCTCATGCGAAATGAACGGTCTACCAGATTCGGATACAACGACTTTAGCGCCAGCAATATTGCTAACGAAGTAATCAGTCCAAGCCACGATTTTCCCCTTTCATAAGGAAATTATTAACCCCTAGCATACTCTATGGTGGTTAAAAAGGCGCAACATCCGAACCGAATGGAGCGCTCCATGGGTCAGGCGTGGATGGATTAAATGAGGCATCTGTGCGCTGGACAACACTTGCGGTTGTTACATGGCGCTTTAGGTCAATTCCAACATTCCATGCGGTGACGGCAATCTTTGAGCGCTTAGCCCCTGTTGCCTTGTCATCCCAATTCTCTTGAACTGCGGTGCCTACGACAATTACCGACATTCCCTTTTGAACTGAATCGGCTACATTCTCTGCGGTTTTACCCCAACACTTAATATCCCAAAATGTTGTATCGGTGTTATCCCATGAGCCATCGGCTTGCTTTACTGATTTTGATGATACGACTGTGAAAGTTGCAATCTGTTTTCCGCTAGGGATTACACGCAATTCTGGGTCGGCTACTACATTTCCCGTGATAGTTAATTGAGTCATTTGTCATCTTCCTTCGTTTATAGGTATCGGGATTATATTTAGTTTTGTTCTTATCGCTGACCGTTCTCTAGGGGTTGTTCCTCCCCAGATTCCGTCTACTGAATAATGTAGCGCGTAGGTCAGACATTCTTTTTGCCAGATGCACGATTTACATAGTGCCTTTACTTTCTTATTTTCATCAGTCACCTTATGGTGTTCTGGAAAATAAAAGTCCGTTTCAATCCCCCAACAAGTCGCTCCTATGAACTGCCACGGCTTCAACACTAATAAAAACCTCTCTCTCCTCATTAACAATCAGCGGGTATGGGGATGTAGGAGATAACTTAGCCAATAAATTTCCATTGCGCCACACTTTTCCTGCGGCAATTCCATCATAATTAGAAGTCTCAGGCTTTACTAGAGAATCACATTCATTCCAGAATTTACAGTTGCGGCAATATTGCAATCCAATTTGTGCAAGGTCTAACTGATATTGGTCAAAGAGCCATGGGTCTGAATCTTTGCACGGTGCGTTGTCCAAAAAATTTAATAAACTCATGGTGTAAATACTAGAGTTAGTTATTCAAATTGTTTGTGATTTGGCTCTCTTGGCGTGTCGGTAATTCGCCGAATCTCTCAATCAGAAGTTTCTGGAGAAGTTCCAGTCTCTCCTTCTCCGTCAATGTCATCGTCATACAAGTTGTCCTCTCCCCATGTATCTAGTGCGTGATGAAGTAATCCTTTTTGTCGCCAGTCTGGTTGCTGGTCATCTGCAAAAGTAGTTGTCCAGAATCCTTCAGAGGTTCCATCTGTCCATTCCGCTACCAAGACCCAGCCCGTACAAATGGCTGGGTCGAGGAAAGCAACTCTGGCTATCTCAGCGAGAGCGTTATCAATTGCGGAAGGTTTCTTTTGTTCTTCATCCATGCGCCCACTCTAATACCAGAAATTTCGGTGCCAGAAAGAATTGGCGTTACATGGCGTGTCGTATCTTGATTGGATATAAAGAAATCCTCTTTCAATCTGTCGCTCAACCGTAGTATCTGGGTCAAGTCCAAGAATCTGAGGAATTCCACCTGCGTGTAGGCGCTCGCCATTTTGGTAAACGGCTTGCTTGTTATACGCCGAAGGTCTCCAATTTGATTCGCCAGTCCACAAATCAACGAGGCAAGCCCATTGCTTAGGTGTATCCCAGCCGAATTTATCTAATTGAGTTTTGGCATAGACCTGAGCCGCCTCTGGTGTTCTTTCAACCAAGACGGGCTTAGGTGGTTCAACTATTTCAACTGCGTTTGCCGAAGGGTCTTTCGGCATCTGA